CTCCTCCTGGCGAAAATGTCGCCGTTAGCCAGCTAGGCTAACCCATCGGCTTTTCGACTTGAAGCAGCCGCGCTTCGTACTGTACGTGAAGGTTAAACCTTCGGTTCTCCCAGTAAGGAGATCCAACGGGTTTAGACGGAAGTCGTGGCGCCATTCGGCTCCGCTGCTTCCATCTCCTTCAATCGGTCGAACTCCTTCTTGGCTGTCGCAGTTGCAGCTTTCACCCAGGTCGCGAAGTTTGGGATATAGGGATATCTCAAGACTATCGCTTCCTGACGAAAGACCGCATATGCTGCAGTCGCCGAAGGATGTGTCAACATCAAGGTCCGTATGTTCAGCTCCACTTGGACTTGACTGAACTGTCCCATGAATTCTCGAAAGCCGATTAAATTGGCGTTCGACTTCATGGCGATCGTTATAGTCTCGTCCGACTGTGGAAGCATAAACATGCTGTCCCCATTTGTTGAGGCAGGCGAGTTCGTTTCCATCTATACTATCCTCTCTTTTGATTGGATCGTAGTGTATCCTCTTTTGTTTCCAACAACAAAGATCTCGATTATATTTGAGATCAGTGCTGTATATGAAACTTAAGTGGGATAAACCAGAACCAAGTTTACTTGATTTTGGTATGGTACGTCTCACCACTCGACTGAGCAGATCGCGTATTGCTTGGGCCGCATGCCACATTCCTCTCAAATAAAAGAGGTCTGCGGTAGCATTCCAAGACATCACGTCTTCTGCACCCCAGTGTCGTAAATCGTCACGCGGCTCTGTTCGGGCATATACCGGATTAACCGGTTGGCCTTTATAGAAATCCGCGCCACAAGACTCTCTGAAATGTGAATTTCGGAAAGACTTATTGACGTTTACCTTAAGAGCATAGCTCTCGAGGTAATTTACGACAGCGTCCGTATAATCTACAGGGACAATAATATCGTCTCCATAGATATCGATCTGTCTGCTATAATCGCGGATGGATCGTGAACTCGGACGCCTCCCATCGAGTTGGTGCATAGCACATTGAACAAGGGTGTAAAACACCATTGCTTCAACAGGAAAGCATAAAGCTGATCCCATTGATGCATACTTGAACAAGACTATGTTCCTCCCGCTTGGGAGAGTAGCGTGTAACGAACGAGCATCCTCTAAGTACTCGAGGATCCCTGAGGTCTTAAAGATTCTCTGAACAAG